AGTATCATCCGCAGGCTGTTCTGTATGTATGGCAGGGTGGCCAGGAAGGTGGAAATGGTGTTGCTGATGTGCTGACTGGTAAGAAGATCGTAGATGCGAAAGGCACATTGGTATCCGGGTCTATGGCGAATAACGGCGCTGTTTCCGGTACCATCGATGGCCTGACCACGACCTCCTATTCTGTGCCTGCCGGGTACACCTCCGGGGGCAGCGTGAGCTTGACCAGTGACATTGAGGAAGCCCTTGCGGCCATCTGAGGAGGTGCGGCATGAGCGTACAGAGCGAAATTGACCGCATCAAGAAGAATGTGAATGACACACTGAAAACTATTAGTGATACCGGCGTGACGGTTGGGGCCGGTAGTGATTCCCTTCCCGCTGCGGCCGCTGTCCTGGCGAATGAGAAGCAGGATAAAGCCACTGCCGTAACTGTGCCAGGTAGTGGGACTATGCAGATGTCCGAATCTATTGGTACGGGACCATATACCATCGAGTTCGATGAGGAGGCGGATGAGGCGTTTCCGGCATCTCTGGTAGATTACAATAACACCACCAGTGGTATGGCCGCCACCACAGTCCAGGCGGCGGTAGACGAGCTTTTTACATCTGTCAGTGAGGGTAAGTCCCTAATCGCCGCTGCGGTCACTGACAAAGGAGTTGAAACCGCAGCGACGGACAGCTTTGCTGCTATGGCGGAGAAGATAGGAAAAATTGTAACTGGAGAAGCAATAGAAAAAGGGTCTCTTTATATTGAAAGCAATCACTACTATGCTTATCTTCCAGACGGGACAAAACTAAATGGTGCCACCGATGTAACCACTTTACCGATAGGATCAATGTTCATGCTAGTGTCAAAATCGTTCTCCTACGGCGTCGGAGATGATGATATTTATTATGGCGGCGCAGAGCCTGTGACATCTGAGATATTAAGTATTACGATTGGACTTTCAGATAAAGAAACACAGGCAAGACTGTTCCGAACTACAGGCTCGGATGCGCAGATTATGGCGTTGTAAGGGGGATAAATATGTCAATTAAAGTGAACGGCAAGAAAGTCGCCGGTATAGGCCGTCCTGGTGATGATGGTAAATCCGCTTATCAGCAGGCCGTTGAGGGCGGCTATAAAGGGACTGAGGACGAATTTAAGTCTGTTTTAGCAAATGCCTCCCCAAAGCCAAAATCCACCCTGGTTACCCTCCCCCTCTCCGCTTGGTCCAACAACACCCAGACTGTTACAGTTCCGGGCGTACTTGCGGATGAGAGTAAACAGTTGATTCAGCCAATGCCGACGATTGCGGACCAAGCGGTGTATTCTGCCGCTGGGATATCCTGCACGGGACAGGCGGCCAACAAATTGACATTCAAGGCGCAGACGGTCCCGACAGAAGATGTACAGGTTTATGTGGTAATTCAGGAGGTAAGGACATGATTTTTAGTTGTCCTGCGAAGCCGTCTTGTACATTACAGATTTCCTATACAATCTCTATTGCCTCTGGAGGAGATCCCTACGAGATTGCTCTCCTCATAAACAACAAACTCTCAAACATTTCCTTCTCTGGTGAAGATGGGACGTCGGGCACTATTGATGTTACTGTGAATATCGGTGATTTAATTGGCTTTGAGTACACATTAAACGGCTATGAAGATACCTATACGTCGATAGGTCAGCATAACGGCTGTGAGGTTCTATCCCCTAATGTTGAGCCTCCTGTATTAAAAATTTTGGATTACAATTCATTTGCGGCAGTGGAATTTACAATTTACAACTAGTTGGAGGTAATGGCATGATACTGAACCCTGTGATACAAGGTGGGGGCGGAGAGTTAAAAGCACACAACATCAACCTGAAAAGCACAAGCAATGGCACAGTTTATGCTATGGTGAATGGACAAGTTATAGAAATTCCGAGTTATGGTTCTAGGATGGTCACCGTATACGGGCCTTCCTCCATTGGGATCTACGCCTCTGGTAGTAGCATTGGTTTGACTGGGGAAGGCTGCGTAACCAATTATAACTATGTAGGTATTTCATCGTATGACTTTCTGTATTGCTTTCAGGTAGACGACTCAATGGGGGATGGAACAATTAATGCCAGCGATTAACCGAAGCGACGGACCCCGTGTCAACGCAAGTGAGTGACAAGGAATCGCTGTATTCTCCACTTTCGGAAGGAGATTCTTGAATGGCAGATGAAAAATGTATCTTAGACCCACGGCTGGATTGTATAGGGAAAGCGGAGGCCGCCAAGCTGGAGGGAAGAATCAAAGCCCTGGAAGAATGGCGGGAGGATTCCAAAGACTTCCACGCCAAGTTTTATGATTGGCAGAGACAACAGATTGCGAGGGACGCAAGGCTGGACGAAAAGTTAAATGGGATGGATGTCAACATTAAGAAGGTGCTGGCCAAACAGGAATCCTGTGAGTTGAAACCGGCCAAGCGCTGGGACGCCATTGTAGACAAGGCCATTTGGGCGGTGCTGGCGGCTGTGATTGCCTTTATCCTTGCCAAAGTCGGATTATGAAGGGAGGTGAACGTATGCAGGACCTTGTAAAACGGCTAACAAACCTTCTGACCGTCAAATCTCTGGTGACCATCATCCTAACGGTCGTGTTTGCCTATATGGCGGTCAGCGGACAAATCAGCGGAGACTTCATGACTATCTACACGGTGGTGATTGCCTTCTATTTTGGAACCCAGTCAGAGAAAAATTCCAATAAGAGCAATACATAATTTTGATAAGAAAAGGAGATTGAAACATGAACACCGAAATGCTCTATGAACTGTACGAAATCACTGAGAAGAACGACTCCCCCGATTTGGCTACTGTGGGTATGGCTATGCTCCGGGAGAAGCACTCTGAGATTACCCACGAGGAGGCCAGGGAGATGCGTGAGTTTACTGGCCGTCACGGTCAGAAGCTGGCCGCCGCCTACCCTGACAAGGAGGCATTTGCCGCCGCCGTGGCTGCTGGCGTGGCGGAGGATGAGGCCGCCAAAGAGGAAGCGGAAAGAGAATAATAAAAAAGCACCCAATCAGGGTGCCTTTAGCTCCATATTTAACTGTTGAATAATCAGGGCGGCCTCTAACATCCCAGTCATTTTCTCCTCGCTGTCCGGCATGGAGGAAAAGTTCTCCCTAGCATTTGTCAGAATCCTGAGGGCCATTACCCGATCTTCGTTTGTGGCGTTGCCAGACTCGAACTTGTCTGCTAGTGCAGAAAATTCCTGGTTTGTGTCCACTGATAGGCTGAAAGCAGTTTCTGCCTGCCTCAAAAAGTGGCAAAGCAATTTGTAATCATGCATTTTTATCACTCCCTTATCCGCATATTACAGCAGACGCCCTGATATGTCAATGGAGGAAGACCATGAGATTACGAAAGCAGTATTTAACCGAGAACGACTGTTACAGGGCCGGGAGGACCATTCGACCGCAGGGAATAATGGTACACTCGACCGGAGCCAATAACCCCTCTGTGGCCCGCTATGTGCCCGGAGATGAGGAGATAGGCCGAAACACCTATGGCAACCACTGGGACCAGACTAATACAGAATACAAGGCAAAATTTGATAAGAAGCTGAATAAGTGCGCCCATGCCTTTGTGGGCCTCTTTGCAGACGGATCGGTGGGTACGGTGCAGACCCTTCCATGGAATCGCCGTGGCTGGCACTGTGGCCGAGGGAAGAACGGCAGTGCAAATGATACCCACATTTCTTTTGAAATCTGCGAGGACGGCCTAACGGATGCCAGCTATTTTAAGGCGGCGTACCAGGAGGCCGTGGAACTGACAGCCTATCTCTGCAAGGAGTATAACCTGGACCCGTTGGCTGACGGAGTGGTAATCTGCCATCAGGAGGGCTGCCGCAGAGGGATCGCCAGTAACCACGGGGATGTCCTTCACTGGTTCCCTAAATTCGGCAAGACCATGGATGATTTCCGGGCGGATGTGGCCCGATGGATGGAAGGAGAGGATGAGATGACACAGGATCAGTTTGATACCATGATGGAAAACTGGCTGGCTAGACGGAACAATCAACCGGCCTCTGATTGGGCAAAGCCGTATATCCAGGAGGCTATTGACGCAGGAGTAATGACCGATGTTGGAGGGACCATTGAAAGGCCCCAAGGATTGGTTACGAGGCAGGAGCTGGCCACCGTAGCGGCGGCAATCAAAAGATAAGGACGTGAGCAAATGAGCGCAAGAGTGAAGCTACCTGACCCGCTGGACAAGCTCTTGCGCTTTCAATTAGAAAGAGCCATCTATGAAGCCGCCCTGCACCAAGATGACGAATTTATAGCAAAACGGCGCATCATTGATAAAGCAGACCAAGTTGAAGTCGCTACCGACCTTGGTTGGTATCGCGGTGCTGTCAGCACTCACGAAAAATATATCTTTCAAAGGGTTGCCGATGTGGCAAAGCAGCTCTATCCGAACTCAGCATAAATCAAGCATAAGTCTTACATAACCCCGACTGGAATCACCCCCAGCCGGGGGATTTTTATGCGACAATATAGACATGGAGGACGTGAGGATCAAGGGTTGGTACACGTCGCCGCCCTCCTCACGGACTCCTTATTTTTATACAAAGGACGTGTGATATATGACCCCGGTAGAGAGATTGATTGCCGCTGGCATCCGGCCTGATTGCGCCAGGGAAACCATTATGTGGTTTCGGGCACAGGGGGATGATTATGGTTTGGAAAAGTATCTGAATGAGGTGGAAAGCCGCCATGCGAACAACGGAGAGGTATTCCTGGCACAACGAAAACCCTTACAACAGGAATGTGGGAGACTGCACGGTTAGAGCTATTTCCACGGCGTTGGACCAGGCCTGGGACACCACCTACATAGGCCTGTGCCTGGAAGGGTATCTCCTGAAGGATATGCCAAGCTCCAACGAGGTGTGGAGGAGCTATCTCGGCAAATACGGTATGGAACGCAGACCGGCTCCGCCTCACACAACGGTGAACGAGTTTGCCAGGACCCATAGAAGCGGTGTGTACCTTCTCGGCCTGAATTCCCATGTGGTCTGTATTATTGACGGGACGATTCTGGATACATGGGATTCTGGGGAAAAGGAAGTTTTGTACTATTGGAAAGGATGACGTGATATGGCCTATACACCTACACCTTACTATCCGGGCTATCAGCCCATGTACTACCAGCCGCCCATGCCGGACCAACTGGCCCAGCTCCGTGGGCAGCAGTTCCAACCTCCCATGCAAGGACCGCAAATGCCGCCCGTACAGTCCCAGCAAAATGGGCAGTCCATGGTTTGGGTGAATGGAGAGCAGGAGGCCATGGGATATCTGGTGGCCCCCAACAGTGCCGTTGCTTTATGGGACAGCAACAGCCCCACTATTTATCTCAAGCAGGCGGATGCTTCTGGAAAGCCCAGCATCAAAATTTATGATCTGGTGGAACGCAGCAATGCCACAAGGACGGCCCCAGCGCAGGAGCCTTCTATCCGCTATGCCACCAAGGATGACCTGGACGCTCTTGCGGCCCGTGTGGACGCTCTGAGCTCCAAAGAGACGGCCCCGGTAAAAAAGAAATCTGTGAAGGAGGATGCTGAATGAATCCGTTTTTTGGTGTTATGGGCGGAGGCCGCTCCAACATGATGCAGCAGTTCCAGCAGTTTATGAACCAGATGAAGGGGAAGGACCCCAACGCCATGATACAAGAGATGGTATCATCTGGCCGCATTTCCCAAGATCAGCTTAACCAGGTCCAGAAACAAGCCCAGCAGATGTCAGGCATGTTTGAGGGGATGAGGGGAATGTTTGGGAAATAACTTCAATCAAAATCCGTGGCCACGGTTTTGAAAATAAATCAAAAAAGGAGATAACACAATGAGTCTTTCTTCTGACGGCGCTGTAATGACCATGCCCGTGCAGCCTGCCTATCAGGGCGGGAATGGCGGTTTCGGCGGCTGGGGAGGCGATTGGGCCTCCTGGATTATTCTTTTCCTGATCTTCGGTATGTTCGGTTGGGGCGGCTATGGCGGCGGCTGGGGTGGTAACTCCGGCAATGGCCTGGGCTCTCCCTCCGGTCAGGGCTGGGCTACTAGAGCCGACATCAACGAGGGCTTTGCGCTGAACGGTCTCCAGACCGGCCAGAGCGGTATCCTCTCCGCCGTAACCAACGGCTTCCATGGTGTGGATAATGCTATCTGCAATCTGGGCTATCAGCTTCAGGACTGCTGCTGCCAAACCCAGCGGGCAGTGGACGGCGTGAATTATAACCTGTCCACCCAGGGTGCGGCTACCCAGGCGGCAATTCAGGGCGTTCGCTATGACATGGCTACCCAGGCTTGCGATACCCGGAATACCATCCAGAACAGCACCAGGGACATCATCGACAACCAGAACGCCAACAGCCGTGCGATCCTCGACTTTTTGACTCAGGACAAGATTGCTACTCTGACGGCTGAAAATCAGAGTCTGAAGTTCCAGGCTTCCCAGGCGGCGCAGAACGCTTTCTTCACCGCCAATCAGGAGGCCCAGACCGCTGAACTGATCCGCCGCATCAACCCCATGCCTGTTCCGGCCTATCAGGTGCCCAACCCTTATGCCGGTTGTGGGTGTAATCCCTGCGGCGGCTGCTGCTAAAACCCAATACATCAACTTTCCGGCATGACCGGAATGTTCGGCCCCGTGCCGATTTTGAACTATGCGGCGGGGCAATAGCCTCGCCGCTAATCTTTTTGAAAGGAATGATTTTTTTGGCCGAGTACACAAATAGCGCAATCGTAACCGTTGCCGCTGGTCAGAACGTGCCCTTTACCGAGGAGGCCAACACGAGCAAGCCCTGCATCGTACACCGGGAGGGTGCTGGACTGGTGACTCTTCGTGGGCTTACGAACCAGTGTCGGGCGAAATTCAAAGTCTCCTTTGGCGCGAATATCGCCATCCCTGACGGCGGGACCGTGGAGGCCATCACTGCGGCAATCTCCATCAATGGTGAGGCGCTGACCGCATCCACCGCCACTGTTACTCCTGCCGCTGTGGAGAATTTCTTTAATATCTATGTCTCCGCTGTGGTAGATGTCCCCCGTGGCTGCTGTGTCACTGTTGCCGCAAAAAACACCAGTACACAGCCTATTTTAGTAGCCAACAGTAACTTCATTGTTGAGCGTGTAGCCTGAAAGGAGAGGATACTATGAAAGCACTATACGAGCTGAAGGATAAGCTCCAAGACGAACTGGACGAGATTGCCCGCAAGCCTGAAATGTCTGCTGGTGATCTGGAGACCGTCCACAAGCTGACTGATACCATCAAGAACATCGATAAAATCTGCGCTCTGGAGGAGGACGGCGGCTACTCTGAGGCGGGCGACTGGGAGGGACGAGGCTCCTATAATCGTGGCTCCAGCTATGCTAACCGTGGTAAGCACTATGTCCGAGGACACTATAGCCGGGACGGTTATAGCAACCGTGGTGACTATAGCAGAGATGGAGGATATAGCCGCCATGATGCCAAGGAGCACATGATGGAAGAACTGGAGCTGCTTATGGATAAAGCTGGCAGTGAGCGTGAGCGTGAGGCGATCCGCCGTTGTATGAATCAGTTGGAACGTGATTGATAGGGGGGAGCATTGTGCTCACAAGAACCGCTCTTGACCGAGCTATGCCCGGACGTCAAAACGCAAAGGACTGGCTCACACTTAAAATTGTCGAGTGTACTGCCGTTCCTATGGATGATAGAATGGCGGAATGTCTCGCTGTTTACAACAGTGCATACAACGCCCTTTGCCAATGGGGAGAAGATAGCCCACAGCAGGAGGATAGTCAAGAGACTCAAGGCTTCACGCTCCCTATGGCAAAAGCCTGGACTGAAAAAATGGAAAATGAGGACGGAACGAGAGGCCCGCATTGGTCCATCGAGCAGGCGAAGCAGTTGATGTCACAGCGTTCTCTTACCTACGATCCAAATATATTTTGGGTTGCACTTAACATGATCTACTCTGATTATGTTAAAGTGGCCAAGAAATTCGGAGTCGGGGATAAGATCGACTTCTATGTAGATATGGCGAAAGCATTCCTGGACGACAAGGACGCTGGCCCCGATAAACTGGCGAAGTATTATAAGTACATCGTAAGATAAAAAAGTCCGCCCTCAAAAATTGGGGGCGGATTTAATATATAAAGCGATCTATTCGGTAGCAAAAAGTCTATAAAAATATCTCCAAATTTCAATCATAGTTAGCAATATAGTTAGCAAAAACCAGCGCTTACTAGAGGCGCAGGTATACTTCAGCCCCTGCTAAGGGAGTAGGCGGGTAAAACCGTGCGGGGGTTCGAATCCCCCCTTCTGCGCCAAAACTGGCAGAATTTGAGTTTAAAAGCTCATTTTCTGCCAGTTTTATTTATGTTTTATTCAATTTTCGAAATTTTAGAAATCTCACCAAGAATTAAGAAAAATTAAGTAAATTTCATGCGTAGTTAGCATTATAGTTAGCATTCTTTTCCCTGCCCCAAAGCGTTTACGGCAGCCAAAGCCGATGCGCTATCCGGGTGGATATAGCGTTGTGTGGTAGAGAATTTTGTGTGTCGCATGACTTCTTGTATCACGCTTGGGGCGATATTTCCAAGTGCGAGAGCGGTTGCCGTTGTGTGGCGACATGAATAGGGAGGTAGATCCCGGACCCCCGCTCGTTGAAGTGAGGCATGATATTCACTATAAAATTTATCTTTGTTTAGCCCTACTACATAGTCGGAATGGGACTTACTGCTTTCAATAAGATTACGCAATACTGGCTCCAACAGGTCGGGAAATACAATGGGTGTTTCTTTACGCTTTTTTGTTTTCAGGCCACAGCCTCTAATCTCATGAGCTGTCCAGTCTACCATATCACCCTTAAACTTCAAAAGCTCTCCCGGCATCATCCCAGTGTAGATCATCAGGAGGACAAACCCGATCATGCGGTCACCAGTTCCATAAGCGGTCCAGAGCTTGTGCAGTTCAATTTCAGTGAAGGGCTGAAGCTCTTTTTCCTCCAGCGGAGGCAGACGGATAAATTCTGCCAGGTTAGTTCTAGCTGTCCCCTCTGCCACAGCCCGTCTGTATAGATGGGATAACAGCGTTTTCATATCTTTTGCCGGATAATATGTAGGAGCGTTTCTGCTTACACAGGACTGTATCTGATTGATGGTAAGCTCATCCATACGCTTTCCGGCTAATTCGTTCATTTTACTCCATGCGATTTTAAATGCTGTCTGTTTAGATCTGGACAAGTCGCACATATCGGATTTTTCCCACCCAGTGTAATAGGTGCGGAGCGTCGGAGATTCCTTTTCTTCCTGTATGGGATTGGCGGCATAAGCGAGGGCTGCGGTCTTAGTCTTAAATCCGCCCTTCCAGCGGCGTTTCTGATGGATTTTCCTCTCTTTGGTATCCGGATATACCTCCACAGTCCAAACGGCTGTCCAAGTGCTTCCACGCTTGATTGCGGTGCCTTGCCCGTTTCCCCTAGTATGGCGGCTTTGTAATAAGTTTTGTTTTGCGCCACATTTCAAACAAAATTTGCTTTCGTCTGGAATCTCTTTCCTGCATTTGCAGCATTTCATTGACAAAACCTCCTATTCTATTCTAAAATAGAAGGGCAGACGGCCTGCAAAGCTTCTGCCCCTTTTCCCCGTTCTGGTGCGCCAACACTGGAGCGGGGATTTTTATTGTGCCTTTTTCAGTTCTGCAATCTCCTGATTTATGCTCCGAATAGCGAGCTTCAAGACGGAAACTTCACTGCGTAGTTCCTCTAATTCACTCTTCGGCGCTAATTTGTCCAGCATGATTTTTTGATTTTCCGCCAGCAGATTGAATTTCGGCGTGACTTCTGTATCCAGAAGGACCTTCATGCGCTGGGTGGTTTCGTCCAAGATCTCCTGCTTCTGTTGTGACAACAAGTCCTTCGTCTCAGACATGATGTCCTGTTTCTGCTGGGCCAGCCTTTGGTCCATCCGTTTTTCGGATTCACCAATTCTAGAATCCATCAACTGTGCGATAGCTTGCAGATCTTTTTCTTCTAACATAATAGTTCTCCTCTCTATTTACTGTGGTCAGACGTTAAGTTCTAATCTGGTTTATCTAGCAGCCGCCCTGTTTTCCGGTCCCGCCTGACATCATGAGCACACCATTCTTTGGCACCGCATTTCTGGCAGGGCTGGGAATAATCATATGTGAATACGTTAAAGCGAGCGTCATACCCAACAGGCGGGCAGTCAGAGAGGCAACGACCACATATTACGATTGTTTCAGGTGATTTATATGCCATGGCTGTATCCCTCAAAATAATACCCCTAGCCTGGGGAGTTTTATTTATCTTTTCGTGTTAGAGCATGCTTAAAGAGTGCAACCATTCCAACACCAGCCAAAAATCCGGAGAAAAAACGCCTCTTATTAGTTGACTCTTGCAATCCTATATATTGAGTGATACCGTCTAGTGCCATTGGCATAATAGATGAAATAGCTACAAATTTAGACTTTGGTAACTTCCCCACAAGTGGAGTAAAAAGTGACATCAATTCTCCAATTAAAATTCCTGTACAGCGAGCGCATAAAGGAAACTGGTATCCAAACAAAGTAAAGCTACGTTCTGGTATCTGGTGACAGCCAAACTTTTCTCCGATTTCCATAGATAGAAGCCAAAGATTATCTTTTCTCATGCCTTAAACTTATAACCACAATTGTGGCAAATCCAATATGTAGTTGATTCCGTCTTTCCTTTTCCCATCCCACATAGCCCACAAAGCCACCCAAACGGGCCAAGCATAAGGGCACCACAGCACCCTTTTCCAACGCCGAAGCCCTGAGTGCTTCCGCTAGTTTCTGTTACAACCTGACAATTATCTGCTCCGCATTTAGGACACACCATTTTTCATTCTCCTCTCTATATTTTTCACTATATAGCTAGATAGAAAATTGATTATTTTTGAAAGTGATATATTGTAGTAGCCATTCCATGTTCATCTTGGACCAAATTAGACTTGATATCTTTAATTACAAGTGAACGACCTATGGTCTGAAAATTATACTGAAAAAAGACACTATCTCTCCAAATATTTACCTTTCCTTTCATAATATTTCCATCTCTTCCATAGAATAGTTCTCCGCTCGTATAATTCTGTTTTCTAAGGTCTGTTGTAAAGAACAATGATAGGGGATATTTGGATATTTTTCCGGTGCTAGTATATGGAGTACACATGAGACGTGAGTATCCATAATTTGGGGCGTACTCTGAAAACTTAATTTGATCGATTGGAATTTCTAGATCATGGGGTATCACTGGACAATAATTTTTGCTCTGTGAGATATATGTATTGATTTCAGATAGTGCAATAACAGCACATCTCTGGTTTATTTCGTCGATTTCAATGTAAGCAAACGGATGTCCTCCATGCCTTATATATTTCTTTACTGGACCTTCTAAATGATATGGGATCATATCGAATTGTTCCATATCAGCATTAGAGATCCGATTGACTAATTCTATTTCGCTATCAATCGGGGATTGGATGAATGTAGTTTCTCCATAATTGCTCTTCTTTGCCATAATAAAATCCCAAAAAGCCAAAAGATATCCTCCTCTCAAAAATAAAGCTCCGTCGCCAAGTTCCCATAAGTATACCAGCAGACGGCCTTTCGCATAAAATCCTCGGTAACATGGAAATAGTCTGCTAAGTCCCACATTTCTATATGACCATCAGCGATAGCTTCATCCAAGGCACACACAGGTATCATTTCCTCAATTGCCCACTTGTCCGCCCTGTGCTCGTGCTTTTTTCTTATATCACAAGTGGCATATCTATTGTAGAAACTGCCGGTCATGCAATGACCGAGTTCATGCCCAAGTTTTATTTTTTCATCTAAGGTCGATGTCAACTTGAATGGATCGATTGCAATATAGCAAGCCCCATCGTTATCCATGACCGAAAGGGCCTCCCGCTTTTTCAGTTCAAAGCAATCTACCGCAATATCATTATCTTCTGCAAGACGGTATAGGCCCATCAGGTCCATCATTTTTTCTTCTTCCTTTCCCGGACAAAGGCGGCGTATCGCTTTACGTCGTCCAGGTCGTCTTCGTCCACGTCGTCGAAGTCGCCCCACAGGGCAAACATAATATCGTCGTCGCTGACTATGCGCTCACCATCGGTGGGTGCTTTTTTTGTTTCTGGCCCGTTTAATACACGGTCAACAGAAACCGAAAAATAGTCAGCAATTTTTTGCGCGGTTTCAGCAGTTATACTCTTTTTCCTCCCAGATTTTAAATCGGTCATCAGGCTTTTACTCAAGCCAAGATCAACACACATCTTTCCTCCTTTTATCCCGCGCTCTTTACATAGAGATAAAATGCTTTCGTATAAAGTCCACATAAAAGTACCTCCGAAATTGTGCAAAGAAACAAAAGTACTTTTTCACGCCGAAAGCACTTGAAAAGTACGCGACAGCGGACTATAATACAAGCACAGGCACGTGATAAAGCACTTGTTCTGTTTGGTGGTACTTACATTATAAGTACTTTGGAGCGTACCGTCAAGAGCAAAAGTACGAAAGGAGGTATTTTCGTGGATTCATGCAAATTCACGCCATTTGGTTTGTGCGTAAAGACGGAGCTGCTAAGGCGTGGAAAGACACAAAAGTGGCTGGAGGAAGAAATCACAAACCGAACGGGTCTTTTTGCAGACAGCGGGTACATGGACAAGATTTTGAAGGGGAAGCGAAATGCTCCAAGAGTTGTTGAAGCAATTCGGGAAATTTTGGAAATCCAGGAGTGCGATCAGGATAGCACCGAACCTGTCCAATAAAACGGGACGGTGAATAAGGGAGGGGGTGATAGAAGTGGAAGCCATTTTGAAAGGTACACCTGAAGAAATTGCCGCCCTTGTAGTAGCGATACAAGAGCGGCGGGTAAATGTAGATATGGAGATCAATTCTGATTTTGTTCGAGCCATGCATGATATAGTCCGACAACTTCAAGTGAAATTGTAAAGCTAAGTACGGCGATCTGGTTTCCTATCCCATTTGGGCTATCCAAAAATTGAACTTCTTTTGCTTTGAGTTGTGCGTCAGACAAAATATTTTCAATTTTGTTCTGATCCAAGAATATCAGAAAATCGTTAAAGTCTGGCAAAGAGCCCACCCCCTTTCTCTCGTATTTTACCACGGGAGCGGGTGGGGGACAAGAAAGAAGGGGAGGGGGTGAGAACATGACCCTTGCGGAGATCAAAGCACTTGATAGGGATGTAATTACACCGGCCCAGGCAGCGGGGGCGCTAAACTGCAATCCGCACTGGATTAGGCTAATGGCCAGACAACAACCGGAGCTACTGGGATTCCCTGTGACAGTAATTCGGAGCAGGGTCAAAATCCCAAGGGTAGCCTTTATACGATATATGGAAGGCGGAACAGCAAAATAATTGCCCCCACCCGTGGTAGCGCACGGATGAGGGCGGAAGAACTCAGACAAGTCCTAGCACCTTGTATTTTAGCATGGTGCGGGACGGAATACAAGGAGGAACAGCATGAAAATGATTACAAATGGCTACCAGTTTGAGGATTACCAGCGGGCCTTAGAAGGCGCTGGGCCAAAACTGAAGGAGCTGATCCTGGAGCGAGCGGCTCACGACCACAGCATTGACTTTATGGAGCTGCGGGAATTGGTGGACCGGGCGTATCCAGAGCAGATCTAAAAATCGCCCCCGCCAGTGTTGGAACCACCGACGAGGGCTGGAAGGAGAAACGATGAAAAATTATACTAAGCAAGACTTTTTGGAAACAGATAAGCCGTACCAAGAACTGTATGCAGTAAACGGCACCCCATTGCAACGTGCGCAAGCTCTTTCTGTTCTTCAAGAGAATGCCCGTGCTGTTGGGGTTAGGAATTTCATGAAGCTGTATGAGGCATTTTTGGCTAGTCAGGAATGATTGGGTTCCCCTCATCATCAAGATAAGCGTTTAGAATCTCGACAGTTTGATTGGCGAGGCAAGCAGCACCTATTTCATAAAATTTGGCAAGCTGGCTTACCTCCGACGGATATGGACGTTTTTCTTTTGGTGTGCTCATAAGGTATTCTCTGTATTTCTCTTGGGCATACACCAAAGCAAGATCATGGACGACCTTTTGCTTATCCAACATAGAATCACCCCCTTCCTTCAAAATAGTTTACCACAAAGGAGAAAGGCGGGCAATAAAAACGCCCCGGCCAGCGGTGACGCGCCGACCAGGGCACAAACCTAACTGACCAGACCAATTAGGCTTGATAGATACATCATACTAGAACATCTGTTCTCTGTCAAGCCGGAAAGGAAAATTTTATGAAAAAAACGCTTGAAGAGAACGACAGCATTCAGGATCTTGGGACGCAGAGCCGGAATTCCAGGAGGCATATGAACAATCTGGAACGGGATCATTATGGAGTTGATGTGCCGGAGCTGCTTAAAACGGTTCGGAATTTAGCCGAAGTCATGGCGAGAATCCTGGATCGGGAGGACAGAAATGAAAACTCCAAATGAGACAGTCCGCCGCATTACCCAGCGGGCTATGGAGCGGCACCGACTCTCACAGAGGGGCCTTGCCCATGAGATCGGATGCGGCGATGGATCTATTGCAAAGCTCCTGGATGAGCAGGAGGTACGCCTTACTCAAGAGCAGTGGTTCTATTTGATGACACTTGGAGGAATCAGAATTGTTTGAGTTTTTATCCGTGGTGTGCATGGTGTGCATCGTGATCTGTACCGCCCTCGCTGTGGCGGAATTTATAGAAAAGAGGCGGAAGAAGTGAGGACGCGAGAGCAACTGCGCCGTGAAAGACGCTCTGAGATACTTACCCTTGTAGGTATTATGGTCTTATTAGGGCTTGTATTCACTTTTGGAATGGGAGTTGGGCTGGCATGCGGATGATGGATATTGAGCATCCAGACGTTGCGGCGATTCAGCGGTACGGATATCCTACATGGGCCATATCATACGAGGCTGACAGATGTGACGAGCAAAAAGAATATATCGAAGAAGAAAAATGGGGAGATAGGATGCCAGATGGATAAGAAGATTATTTTGACCGTCCACCGGCCAGAGCCGTCATTTTGCGGAGTAGTCAAGTTGGACAGAGATGCGGAGGTATTGGTGAAGCAGCTCCAGCGAGAGACCGGGATGACAGCAAAATACATCGTTTCCCAAATTATAATCCAGGGATTTGACCTGGTAGAAATTAAGGAGGATAAAGATCAATGATTGTCAAGCCAGAAAACATGGATTTTTCCAACAAAAACATCATCATGATTATCAGCGGCCTTCCGGGCGTTGGCAAAACTACGCTGTCTCTGTCCGCACCGGATGTGGTTCTGGTAGACGCTGATGAGGGTATGGCCCGTGTCAAGCCAGAGCATCGAAAAGACAGCTCCATGGTCAAAACCTATGAGGAACTGCTGTCTGACATTAAGAGCTTTGAGGGGCACTATAAGACGGTAGTCATCGATACCTGCGGGGCCTTGATTGATCTGATGAAGGATTGGGCTATGCGGAATGAGCCATCTGCCAGTAAGAAAAGTGGCGGATTCAGCCAGCAAGGCTATGGTTTTGTCAAGACGGAGTTTCTTCGCCTCTCCGCCGAGCTGCGCAAGAAATTCAATGTAGTGTTCCTGTTCCACGCTTCCAAGGATCGGCAGGGCGACGACGTATTCTATGACATCGTGTGCGAGGGGTCCACCAAAACGCTGGTCTGGCAGCCTGCCGACCTGGGGGCCTATCTTCATATCGTCAACGGCGAACGGTATCTGGGCTTTACCCCAACCATGAACTATAACGCCAAGAGCGCCTACGGTATCAAGGGATTGGTCAAGGTCCCGGAACTGAAGGATGGAGAGCCGAACGATTTTCTGACGAAGCTGTTTGCCAAGGTCAAGGAAAATATCGCCGCCGAAAAAGAGGCTCTTAAGCCTCATCAGGAGCAGTATGAGGAAACGATGGCGGCTGGGAAGCTGGCCATTGAGACCATCGAGAAGCCGGAAAATGTGGTCGAGGCCATGAGTGCAATCAAAGGACTGACCCATGCCTTGACCAGTGAGCGGGAGCTGAAAGCGGCGCTAACGGAGCGAATCAAAGAACTGGGGATCGTCTACAACAAGGAGACGAAAGCCTATGAGTGGGCAAAGCAATAAGTTTCTGCTGACGCAGAGCCTTTTGTCTTCCTGGCAATACGCCCTCAAAGGTGGGGATCGTGAGGAATTTCTCTCTGCCCTGCGCCGGGAGAAAAAGCCCCAGTCAAAGGCCATGCTGGACGGTATCCGGTTTGAGAATATGGTCCACGCGGTCAGTGAAGGGGCAGATATTACCCAAGATCAGGAATGGTACAGGCCGGTGGTGGAGATTTGCAAAATCATCACCCAGAGCCAGTATCAGGTCAAGGCATCCCGGCCTTTAGTGGTGGATGGCGTAGAGTTTGTGTGCTACGGAATCCTTGACTTTCTGAAAGCTGGGGTTATCTACGATACAAAATTCAGCAAAACATACCACATAGGGAAATACCTGGACAGCCCCCAGCACCCCATGTACTTCTACCTATGCCCGGAGGTCCGGGAATTTGAGTACATCATCAGCGACGGCAGCTATGTGTATCGGGAGGCATATCTGCCGGAGGACACCGAGCCCATTGAAACCATCGTCCGGCAGTTCATGAAATGGCTGGATAAAGCAAATCTGGTGGACCTGTACTGCCAGAACTGGAGGAGCAAATATGCCTAAGTGGTGGATTCATTTTATCAAGAGCCGCAAGACCTGTAATGGGTTTTGCCTTACCTGCAAACATTATAAAATCTGCAAGGAGGATTTGAAGAATGAGTAACTGGGACAGCTATCAGAGGGAAAAACGCCCCCGCCTCTTCCCTGGTAATTATCGGGTGGAAATTGTTAGTGTAGAAGAAAAAGAAAGCAAAGCAGGAAATCCCATGTTGGTGATCGGGATTCGGCCAAACGGAAGCAATATCACCATCAACCACTACATTGTCAAGAATGAATATTTCAATCAAAATATGACCGATTTCTTTGACTCTTTCAACATTGACGATGGAGATTTTACTCTTCCAACCTGGATTGGCGCTGTAGGTGCTGCACGGTTAAAAGAGGATGATCGTGGTTATCTGAAAGTCCAATATTTTCTCGATCAGTGCCGGGCAGAGAAGCTGCCTCCCTGGGAAGGTAAAATGCCAGAGCGGCAGGAGCTGACAAAGCTGGAGGACATCGAAGATGACGGAGACCTCCCATGGAACTGAGGTGGGCGAATGCTTACCCACTATACAGACGCGGAGATCAAGCAGAAGTTGAAAGAGCTGGTGGTAATAGCAGATAGCAGAGAGCAAGTCAATGGTCACCTGATTTCGTGGTTGGACAAGAACCACATCCAGCACAAGAGCCGTGCTTTGGAAACCGGTGACTACTCTGTCATGCTTGGCAATACCACTTTTGAAGACGAGATTGCCTTTGAGCGCAAAGCAAATCTGGATGAGATTACAGGCAATTTTACTGTGGGCCGGGAACGGTTCGAGCGAGAAATGATCCGGGCAAAGGCCAGAGGGATGAAGCTCTTTCTTGTGGTGGAAAATGCTACTTGGACGGACATCTTCCTCCACAACTACCGCTCCCGGCTGGAGCCGAAAAGCCTGTTCGCATCTCTTATGTCCTGGCAAGCGAAATACAACCTGACCGTGATCTTCTGCAAACCATCAGAAACGGCGCAAATCCTTTACAGTACCCTCTATTACTGGGTCAGAGACCGGTTGAAGCGGGGGTGAAGCCATGGATATGGCATCCGATATTCGCCGGATGCTCACTGCCCGGCAAGTGGCAGAGCACTATGGATTTCTGGCCAACCGCTCCGGATTTATTAAATGTCCATTCCATCAAGGAGATAATACAGCAAGCCTGAAATTGTACGATGGACAAGGCGGATTTCATTGTTTTGCATGTGGGGCACATGGTTCTGTCATCGACTTTACAATGAAGTTATTCGACCTAAATTTTAAACAAGCAATACTTAGACTAAACGCAGACTTCCGCTTAGGCCTCACATCCAATAAACCGGACCGAACTGCCCATTCAAAGGCGCTGGAGGCTCGTCGTGAGGAACAGCGGAGAAAGGAGCAGGCCGAGGAAAACTTCCGGTATATGGCCTCTGAGTTGCATTACTGGAGGGATGTTCTGGAGGTTTTCCCCCCTGTCCGCCAGGGCGATGATGCCTATTACCACCCGTTATATGTCGAGGCCGTCAAGCGCCTCCCGTATATCGAATACTGGCTTGACGACTACATAGAGAAGGGAGGCAAAGAGCATTGGATGAAATCCCCTCTTACACACGGGATGACTATTTAACAACCACAAAGCCATTTGAATACCTGTATGCGCACAAAGAAAACAAGTTTGAGATGAAGCAGCTTTTAGGGCTCATGTCTGCCCAGGCTCAGACAGTCGGAATCAGGAATCTGGCTGCCTTATTTAAAGCCTATGTTGAGACTGTCAGCGGGACTGTGACTCCCGGCTTGAACCGGACAGATTTTACAGGACAGACCTTGGAACTAGACTGTGGAGGCTGGACTGCCACAGACACCGGAATATACGGAACAGATAAGGTTGGGTTTGAGGTCGTAGCTTGTTATCATCCGATTATGCCGGTGCAGAGATTAGTCAATATCGATACAGGAATCCACAAAGTCAAACTGGCATTCAGCCTTGGAAAACGGTGGAATACCATCATAGAGGACCGTAATGTTATTTCAGACAGTCGGTCCATAATTGGGCTTTCAAAATATGGAATTATGGTCAATAGTGAGACGAGCAAGCCACTGGTCCGATATTTGGCCGATGTGGAACAGCTTAATTACGATCAGATTCCGGAGGTGTCCAGCGTTGGGCGGCTGGGCTGGATTGACGACTATGGCTTTTCTCCGTATGTAGAAGATTTAGTTTTTGACGGAGAGGAAGAGTACAGGACCCGCTTTGAAAGTATCCAGGAACATGGAAGACGTGACGTGTGGCTGGATACCGTCAAGGCAGTAAGGGCAGGGAACACTCCCGGTAATGTAATCGCGCGTATTGTTCTGGCCGCGTCCTTTGCCTCAGTTCTGGTCAAGCCGTGTAATTGTTTACCATTTTTCGTCCACCTGTGGGGCGGGACGGAAACAGGTAAAACCGTTGGCCTTCTTCTTGCCGCCAGCGTATGGGCCGACCCAGAGATAGGTAAGTACATCCAGACATTTAACGCCACGGAGGTTGGTAAAGAGCTTGGCGCTGCGTTCTGTAATTCTCTTCCACTTATCATTGATGAACTCCAACTAATCAAGGACAACCGCAAGGACTTCGACAGGATGATTTACCAGTTGTCTGAGGGTGTGGGCCGTGCCAGGGGACGGAAACAAGGAGGACTCCAGAAAACCCCGACTTGGCGCAACTGCATCATCACAACAGGTGAGTTCCCTATTATATCTCCTAACAGCGGAGCGGGGGCAGTTAACCGAACAATTGAGATTGATTGCCATGCGGAGCATCTGTTTGATGACCCTAAGCTGGTGGCGACCACACTTTACAGCAACTATGGATTTGCTGGAAAAGAGTTTGTAGCGCACCTCATGGAAGACGGAGCTTTCGAGCGCGTTCAGAGCATACAGGAGACCATGCAGGACGCATTGAAGACCGGAGATACGATGGACAAGCAGACGGCCTCAGCAGCTCTCATTTTGGCGGCTGACAGACTTACCGAGGAATGGATTTTCCAGGATGGTGTTCTACTCCGCCCGGAGGATATTCGCCCCTATCTTGTCTCTAAGGAGACAGTCAACCAGAATGGGCGGGCACTTCAATACCTTTATGATTTTATCAACATCAACCAGGCGCGATTTGGGTTAGACGCAGATGCTCACCAGGGCGAGGTGTGGGGTGATCTGGACGACGACTACGCCTATATTATTCGGTCCAAGTTCGATCAAATTTTGGCCGACGAGGGTTACAACGCCTCCGCTTTTTTGGGCTGGGCCAAGAATACTGGTAACATCAAGTGCGGCAAGGACGGGAAACCAACTGTCGTAAGAAAACTGAATGGACGGTCTTGCCGCTTCGTTTGCCTGAAATTACAGGGAATTGATAACTTTTTAGGCGGAAATGACGATTTTTTGCTTCCGTGAGAAGGTTACCCGGTTACCCAAGTTACCCTATTTTTGATATGTTTTCTAAGAAAAAGTATTTTGCGAAATCAAAAAATAATTTTTTCAAATGTTAATTTTGTGGGTAACTGGGTAACCGAGCCTTGAAACCGTTGGGAGAGTAAGCGTTGAGTGGTTACCCACCATTGGTAACGACAGGTAACATTGGTAACGTACAGGTGAAAACATGGTATTTCCATTTGAACAAATGGCGGCTCGTGGCGAGCCTATGCCCAAAGGACTCGACCTTCCAGACCAGCTTGCTTATCAATTCCTGTCAGATCTGTATGCCAGGATCAGGCACGGGAATTTGGACTGGGAACAGGCGATTATCGAAAAGGGGCAAATGATACATCAATATGACCTAGCAAAAAGGAAAATGGATCACTGGTCAAAAATGAGCGATCACTATGCGAATCGCACAAAAGCGGTTGAACGCTACCAAAATTCTTATCGAAAAAACCGTACATTGGAGAACGCCGACAGGTTGAGCGCGGCGCTGGATGGGAGGTTGTGATGAATGAATACATACATTACGAACCATATGGACGATATTAAGCGTGCCCTGCTGGGCGACAAAGAGGCGGCCAGACGGCTGACGGCAGCGGGGGTGCTGATTCCGTGCCCAGGGTGCAGAGGAGAGGACGCGAAGCACAGGGCCGTGATGGCATGTGTAATGATTGAATGCCAATGTGGGTTTATGGCGGCGGGGTACGACTTGGAAGAAGCACGGCAGATATGGAACACCCGCGCGCCGATTCTGAGCAAAATTGAGATGGAGAGGCTGGAGGGGATGGAATGAACCTCGGAGAGTATTTCGGCCTTGACAATCCCGCCTTTCAAATCAAAACAGACGAGGATGGAAACACTGTTGCCTCTGCAACGATACAGGCGGTTGTCCTCTGGAAAGAAGATATCAAAAACTACATCATGGACGAGATCATCAAGATGTGCAAGGAGCACGGAATTACGGACCTGTATGTGCTGAACCGGGATTTCATCCTGTCAGCCATCAGGGAGAAGATGGAAAGGGAGGCCCAGCCATGACTCGGGAAGAAGCGGCCATCAAAAGCTGTGAGGATAGAATCAAGCACCTGGAAAGCGCGCCGCCACACCACTATGGGAAACGGCAGCGGGAAAGAGCTATTGAGCTGGAAAAGGTAAAAATAAAGGCCCTCCGCCCCGTCAGCCGGGAGAAGGTGGAGAAATGGCGGGGAGAGTGGGTATCCACGGGGGTAATCAGTTGCAAATGTTCTAAATGTAACAAATGGATGCTTAAATCCAATGCACACGAATACAATTTTTGCCCATACTGCATGGCCCCCGTAACAGACGAAGCCGTGGACATGGTGATGGGGAGATTGGAGGCGCTGAACGATGCGAATTGAGCGCAAACGGTATGTAGTTATGCGAAGGAACCGAACCGAGGTTTGGTGTGGCCTTTCCAAACATTTCAGTTTCCGCCCGATTACAGAAGTGAAAGATGTTTCTGTCAAGACATATCGCTCTGAAGCACAAGCCAGAAGCGGATGTTCTTCATGGGACAGAGATTTTGAGGTCGTTCCAGTAATCGAGATGATTGCGACTGAGGAGGCGCTGAACGATGGCAAGGGCGATTGACAAGCAAACGATGCTTGACCTCATCATAGAGGCCAAGCGCACAGACCCGGAAACAGGGAGTTTTGCGGAATGGCTTGCGGAGTATCTAGTGGAGCACTTGCCCACCCTCACCCCGCCGAACGAGGCGCTGACGATGGAGCAGTTGCGGGAGATGGATGGGGAGCCGGTGTGGGTGAAGTGCCTGAAGCCAAGCCAGTATACTGACCCGCCGGAGAGGTGGAGGATTTTAGAGAAGTCTATAATGGGACATTTTGGCGTATGGAATGGCGATTGTGCCCTTATAGAGCGCAACTATGGCACTGACTGGCTCGCCTACCGCCGCCCGCCGGAGGGAGAAGCCGATGGCAAATAAACCTGTGATTGGCTATCAGGTATGTCCTCACTGCGGCGGAAAGGTCCCTGTAATTTGGGATGGAAACCGCAAGGAAACCTGTATGTACTGCAAGAAGCGGTTTCAACTGAAGCGGCAGAAACTGAAAAATACCATGCGGGTAAAGCGCCCGCTAGAGGGAGAGGAGGCCCATCATCATGGCTGACCTGATATGCTCGATGCCCTGCAAACACCGCTCTACGCGCCCCTTGCGTTTGACGAGGCTATGAGGGCTTGCACATTGGCTGCCGTGTACGAGGCATAAGGAGGACTGAAATTGAAATACAAAGTATCGTTTAGCGGGTTTGCTTATGTTGAGGCGGAATCTCCGGAAGAGGCAGAGGAAAAAGCTATGTACGGGGATGATGCTGTTTATGAAGAAAAAGAATGTGAGTCCGTAGAAGAAGTAGACGAGTTTGCGGTGAGTTTGGAGGACTGACATGGAACGGTTGACTGTAAAAACCGTCGTTTATCAGAATGGGAAGCTTGAAATAATTGTAGGGATGAAGTGTGGCGTGGAGTTTAAGGACATTTTTGACCGCCTCGCCGCCTACGAGGACACGGGGTTGGAGCCGGAGGAGATCATCGAACTGAAAGCCAGAATGGAGGGGCTGGAAAAGTGAACAAGTGCAGTCTGTTTGATTTGGACTTTGCAAAAATTATCGAGGACGCCTTTGGGATATCAGTTGACCGCATCCGGGAACTGGCCCAGGCGGACCAGGAGGGGAAAATCCCGAAGTACACCATAGGCGATACAATTTATGACCGCTTTGGCGATGCCTGGGAGGTCAGAACGGCAGAACTCCATCTCCTTGGCGAAAAGCCAGACTGGATGTACAGGTGTGGTCACGCGGGAACAGATGATTACTGCACTCTGTGGTCATTTGAGATTTTGACCCGCGAGGATGCTGAGGCCGCACTACGGAGGGAGCAGGATGGTTAAAGTTTATGGTTGCAGTGATGATCTTGTAGAGATTGAGGGCAGCACCTATGAAGAAGACGAAATCGGCTGCTATGACCGAGATGTTTTGATTTACTTTGTTGATGGGACAGTTATCCGCGTCCATTACGGAAAGTCCGGTTTAGGCGTTTGGAAAATCACAGTAGAGAAGCAAGGAAGCGCACCGCAAATCCTGACGGAATGCGAGGATGAGGACGCGGATATTTACAGTGATATGTTTGAAATCTCCGCAGAGATACGAAAGCATGAAGTGAGGGAGCGGGAATGAAGGAGTACATCGAGAGAGCAGCGGCTCTTGATATCTGCCAGAAAGAATATGAAGAGCGGCTTAGAATGGCCGACTATTGCGGCGATACTGTAGTCTGGAATATTGGGGGAGCAATCAAAAGCCTCCCCGCCGCCGACGTTGCGGAGGTGCGGCACGGAAAGATTATAGAGACTATCAAAGATGGCAAAATGAATCGAGTGTTCTCATGCTGTGGACATGATTTTACGGAATTAACATGCTGGTATATGCCAAAATACTGCCCCAACTGCGGCGCTCGCATGGACAAGGAGGACGAGCATGAGCAGTGAACTATGGCTTGGCTATGTGGCCGGTGCGCTGACCTTCGGCTGGCTGCTGCCGTGGATCGGGAGGAAGATCAAATGAAGTTTCGGGATAAGAACGGCGAAGTATTTGAAACTCATTGTGACATGTGTGGGGCTGGAAGTTCTGGCTGTAATCTAGTTTGGAAAAATGTCTTATGCAGACTATTGAAAGAAAATCCCCACGAAGCCGCCCGCCTGATGGGGTTCGAGGTGGAGGAGGATTCTAAAGGGGTCGAAATCGACCAGTTTAAAAAGGAGGCCAACATGGACAAGCCGAGAATTTGCGAGATTCTGGGGGTTGAGGTGGGAGAACGTTTTTGCATCAAAGGCTTTTGTGAAAAAGATGTCGAGTTTTGTATTAAGAGTGATGGAACCTTTTCTACTCGACCGTCAAATGTGCAAGGCTCTTCCGTAGCTTTGCTGTGCACGCTCGACCACCTCAACCGCATCATCCGCAAGCCCCGCTGGACGGAGCAGGAGGTGGAGAGGGCGAAGGCTATCAAATTGCTGTTCCCGAACGCAAAAACAGCAACAAATTGCGTAACATTTACTGGTATTTCAGATGGGATTCTTACATGGCAACTCCCGCCGAGCTTGTTCGAATTTACACAGGACAACCAGTCCTACACCCTTGACGAGATCATCGGAGGTGCGGAATGAGCGAAGTAATTATTACCAGTACATGGGGCCATGAAGACGACCAGCAAGCCAAAGCCGACGCAGGGAAGCCCCGCCCCACACTTACTCCTGTTAGTCTAATCGACGCTGTGACGGCGGTCCGCATGTACGGTAACGAAAAGTATCACGACCCGGAGAACTGGCGGCAGGTGGAGCCGCAGCGTTACCGGGATGCGCTCTACCGGCACTGGCTAACCCATCTCCAAGGGGAGAAGTGCGATCAGGAAAGCGGCCTGCCTCACCTGTGGCATCTGGCTTGTAATGCGGCGTTTTTGATTGAGATGGAGGGCGGACATTGAAGCCAAATGCTTTGATATCCAAGATAGAGGCCAAATATAACGCTCTTTTCCATCTGAAAATGGACATGCTGATGCAGATGGGACAAGATGCTGCCATGATTGCCGCTCACGAGGTCCTCCAGCTTGGCCCCGGTAGGTCTGAGGCTTTCTGCGCCGCATACATAGAAGCCATGAACGGTATGGCACGGATGGTCTGTGAGGATCAGCAGAACGATAGCGAGTTCGTCTATGCCAAAGCAAAGATTGACGAGCAGATCAGGGCCATTGTTGGAGATGACCTGTTTAAACCCTGGGAGGAGAGATATGGTCGAAATCTGTAACAAGGAGAAAACCTGCGTCTACTGGCGAGGTATCAATAATTCCAAGGACGCGCCCTTTTGCAACCATCTATTGGATACCGGATGCCGTAGGGTGGGAGACGTAGACCACTGTGAATCCAAGGAAATAGGAAAGCGGAGAAAAAGAGTATCCTTTGACTGCCCTCTGGAACAGCAGGGATTATAAGGATGGTGGTAGGATGAACGAGTTTCCAGAGCGGCTAAGAAGGTTAAGGGAGTCTATGAGGCCGGTCAGGAGCATGACGGTTACATCACAGCTAATGGGGTTAAGCCCTGATGCATTACGAAAATATGAGAGAGGGGAAGTGGAGCCAAAAATGACAGCCCTAAAGCTGATTGCGGCATATTATCACATTAGCCTCGATGAACTCTGCAAAATGGAGGAAGAGTAAGCCCTAAACTTTCATAATCTCATAGAAAATATTGCGAATTCATAAAGTTTTATGAGTGAGCAGAAATATGTATGCGACAATGGGAGTGTGGGAGCGTATGCCCCTGCGCTCCCATTCGCTTCTTCTATTTCTTCCTAAACCCCGGCGCTTGCCGGGGTACATACGCCGCACGAGCGCATCAGCCCACACATTCGGGCCGGAGGGTCTCGCCCTCCATGCGGCAACATCGCCCTTTACGGGCATTAGACAATGTGCTCCAAAGGCCAAGGAGCTGACACCCCGGAAAGACGGGGGCATGCGGAATCTGGGACGGGGCGGAATCCGTCGCTTAACCGAAAGGGGTAGAGATCGCAAGTTCAAATCTTGCAGGTTCCTATGACTGTGGAAAGACACTATACTGGCGAATCGGGGCCGCGTATCTTGCCAGTAAAATCACCAGCGGCCTGCCAGTAAGCCATAGCTGGCCGACTCCGGGTAGAATGGCAGCCTTTGAGAGTCAAAAACGCGCTATCCCGCTGAAAACTGCCCGCCGTGGTGTGACAATTAAGCGGGAAGCGCACATACGCCTCTCCTCGCCTCATGAGGCGGGCGGTGGCACCAGACAGGAACTTACCATTAAAGCCAAAATGCCGTTTGTATCGTCAAGCGCAGACGAGAGGAAAATGGACTTTTGATGTGATACCGCACAGCGGATTACATACAGGCCCCCGGAAAGCCTGACCAAACCCGGAGCATACCCCGGAAGGGGTATATATGCCGCACCTCGTTGCGGGAGATGGGGGCGGGACAGAAAGGTGGTGAGCCCATTGTGGCGAAAGGCAAATATCAACGGTGGCTGGAGCCGGATGGGCTTCTGCTGCTTGAAGGATGGGCCAGGGATGGGCTGACTGACGAGCAATTAGCCGGGAAGATGGGGATAAACCCAGCAACTTTGTACGACTGGAAGAACAAATACCCTAAGATTTCCGAGGCCTTAAAAAAGGGTAAGGAAGTTGTGGACATACAAGTAGAAAATGCTCTATTGAAGCGTGCGCTTGGGTATGACTACCAGGAACAAAGAATCGAAAAATCTGATAAAGATGGTACGAAGATCATCCAGACAATCCGCCACATCCCAGCTGATACCACCGCTCAGATCTTCTGGCTGAAGAACCGAAGACCGGACAGGTGGAGGGACAAGCCCATCGAAAAAACAAGTGAGGATATGGAAGTCAAGGTGGTCATAGATGTCTGAGGTGCGCTTATCTACTGTACTTGGCCCCGCATTTCATTTGCTGGCCCGTGATGTATTTCAGCACGGACATACACACTACGACCTGTCCGGTGGCCGAGGCTCACTGAAATCCTCCTGTGTGTCCTTACTAGTTCCGCTGCTGCTGATAAACAACCCAGGGACTCACGCCCTTGTGCTCCGAAAGGTAGCTAATACGATTCGAGACAGTGTATACGCACAATATCTCTGGGGCATTGGAGAGCTTGGAATGGCAGAATACTGGGATGCAAAGGTGCAGCCTATGGAACTGATTTATAGGCCAACCGGCCAGAAAATTATGTTCCGGGGTGCGGATGATCCCATGAAAATCAAGTCTATCAAGGTTCCCTTTGGCTATATCGCCGTCACCCATTTTGAGGAGAAAGATCAGTTCGCTGGTCGGGCTGAGATCCGAACTATACTGCAATCTACCATGAGAGGTGGGTCGAAGTTCTGGAATTTTGAGAGCTACAATCCACCAATCAGCCGGGATAACTGGGCCAACAAGGACAGTTTGGAGGAGCGGGTGGACAGGATGTGCCACAAGAGTACATACCTTGAGGCCCCGCCAGAGTGGCTGGGAACGCAGTTCCTGGCGGAAGCCGAGCACCTGAAAGCCACAGATGAGCGGGCGTACCGTCATGAATATCTAGGTGAAGCTGTTGGAACTGGCGGGAACGTATTCGAAAACCTTGAACTGCGGGAGATCACAGACAAAGAAATTGCGTCTTTTGACAAGATTTATCAAGGCGTGGACTGGGGCTGGTTTCCTGACCCCTTTGCCTTTATCCGCCTCCACTATGATCGGGCCAGAGAGGCGATTTATCTGATGGACGAGATATACCAAAATAAGCTGACCAACGAAGCGAGCGGGAAGTTGATTCTTTCCAAAGGGTACAAGGACGCTTACATTACCTGCGACAGCGCAGAGCCTAAATCATCAGCAGACTACCGGGCGATGGGGCTCCCAGCCAAAGAAGCAATTAAAGGCTCTGGGAGTGTAGAGTACGGCATGAAGTGGCTCCAGAGGCGGAAGATTGTCATTGACCGCAGAAGAACGCCAAACGCATACAACGAGTTTGTGAATTATGAGTATGAGCGAAATAAGGACGGAGAAATTATCAGCGGTTATCCTGATGAAAACAATCACCTGATTGACGCTACTAGATATGCCCTGGAGAGAGTATTCCGAAGGATGGGAATAACGGCATGAATATTACAGAAAAACTGAAAGAGCTTGGTTACTCCACGGTGCCGGAGGAGTTTTACACAAAAGTGCAGGAGTGGAAGTCTTGGTATGTGGGCGACGTAAAGGGATTCCACAGGTACAAGGTCCACAACGGGACTAGTGTGGTTCGGTGCAAGCGGTACACTCTCAATATGGGCAAGAAAATCCCGGAGGATTGGGCGAACCTTCTGATGAACGAGAAGGTAGTAATCACCCTGGAGGGCAGCAAAGAGCAGGAATTTGTTGACCGAGTATTCGAGGAAAACAACTTTTTGGTGAAATCCAATGAGATGCAGGAAAAGGCGTTTGCCCTTGGGACGGTAGCCTTTATCCCCAGGGTTGTGGGCATGGAGGCCACGGAAGAAGGGCCTGTCCCCGGAAGCGCCGACGGAATTGTGATGGACTATGTGACCGTAGAGCACATTTGGCCGCTGGCATGGCGGAATGGAATCATTACGGAGTGCGCTTTTGACAGCATCGTTACCATCAATGGAGAGGACTACTGCTACCTCCAGATCCACCACAAGGTCAACGGCCTGTACGACATTGAGAACCGGCTCTACCGATACCGGAACAACAATGTGGATGCGGAAGTTTTATTGGCCGATGTGTCAGGCTTTGAGCGGGTTCCACAGGTGGTACATACTGGGTCGGACCGTCGGCAGTTTGTCATTGACCGGCCCAACATCGCCAACAACTACGATGATAATATTCCTCTTGGCATCTCTGTGTTTGCCAACGCCATCGACGTGCTCAAGGGCGTGGACGTGGCTTATGACAGCTATGTAAACGAGTTCATCCTGGGGAAAAAGCGTATTATGGTAAAGCCATCAGCTACAAAGGACATGGATGGAGAGCCGTTTTTCGACCCGGACGACCTGACATATTATGTGCTCCCGGAGGATACGGACAATAACGGGATCATCACCCCCATCGATATGACCCTTCGGACGCAGGAGCACAATACAGGAATCCAGGACCAGCTCAATTTGCTGTCCAGCAAGTGCGGCTTCGGAGAGAATCATTACAGATTCGACCAAGGTAGCGTGGCCACAGCGACGCAGGTCATCAGCGAGAACAGCACCATGTTCCGTGCGATCAAGAAACATGAAATCATTCTGGAGCAGGTATTGACCGAGCTGTGCCGGATCATTCTCCGCCTGGGAAACACGGCCATGAATGCCGGACTGAATGAGGACGTGGAGATTTCCATTGACTTTGATGACTCCATCATCGAGGACAAGCAGTCAGATTTTGCCAGGGATATGCAGCTTCTGAACGCCGGTATCATGAATGACTGGGAGTTCCGGTCTAAGTGGATGAACGAGGACGAGGCCACGGCAAAGAAGATGCTTCCAAAGATGGAGGATATGACAGACGAGGAGGAAGAGGAGATTGAATGAGATATCCATTCACCCCGGAACTGCTCGATGCCCTCCCGGAAGAGATGGCCGAGCTGTACCGCAGTCTGGAGGCGACCCTCCTTGACGAGATATGCTCCCGCCTGAAACTGGCTGGCGAGTTGAACGAGGTCACGGTGCAGGACATCCGGGCGCTTCGCTCCCACGGCATCAGCCTGGAGGAAATCGAAAAGGCCATCCAACGCACCGCCAACATCTCACGCCGAGAGTTGGACAAGATGCTGGACGAGGTGATGGAGCGGAACCAGCGGTATTATACCGACCTCATTGATCTGGCAGGCGTGACCAAGCCAGAGACGATGGTGAGCGTAGAGGATACCTGGGCCATCTATGAGCAGACACGACAAGAGCTGCGAAACCTGACCCGCTCCATGGGCTTTCTGGTGGACAACGGGCGGACGATGCTTCCCCCGGCCAGGGCCTATCAATGGGCGCTGGACAATGCGGAGATGCAGATCACGAGCGGGGCCATCTCTTACAATCAGGCCATCAAAAGTGCTGTCAAACAGCTTGCGGACAGCGGTATCAAGATTGTGGATTACGAGAGCGGACACCGAGACCAAATTGACGTGGCTGCCCGTCGTGCAGTGATGACAGGCGTATCCCAGCTCTGTGCCAAGTACACGGAGCAGAGTGCTGAGTATCTGGAAACACCTTATTTTGAAGTGTCCGCCCACATCGGGGCACGGGATAAGGGTGTCGGCTGGCAGAACCACAAGCTATGGCAGGGCCGTGTGTACTCTGTCAGAGCCGGGGACAAGTATCCGAACATCTACGAGGTGTGCGGCCTTGGTTATGTGGATGGACTAGAAGGGGCCAACTGCCGTCATATCAGGACTGCATTTGTGGATGGTGTGATGGAGCGCACATACACCGATGAGGAGCTGGCCCACATTGACGACGGCCACGACGTTGACTTTGAGGGTAAGCACTATACAGCCTATGAGGCTACCCAGAAGCAGAGGCAAATCGAGCGGACCGTCCGCAAGCTGAAGCGGGAACAGACGGCATACAAGGCCGCAGGGCTGGAAGAGGACGCTCAATCGGTGACAGCCCGCATTCGGCGGCTAAACGCAGAATATAAGTCGTTCAGCGAGGCGGCGGGGCTGCCGTTGCAGCGGGAGCGGATGCGAGTGTTGTATAAAAGCAGCACACCACCGCTTGCGCTGGTGCCAAAGGTATTTCCTACAACTTCCCAAAACTACGCCGATGTCACAGCGCAATGGAAGGAAACGGCGACGCCCGGAAGCCATACCGTGCAGGATCTTCATGAGTATACAGTTAAAGGTGTTACATATAAGGTCGATGGTCATAACGTCGTGCTGGATTACAGCCCGCATGAAAAAGAAATTGCCGAACTTCTTGAACGAGAGTTCGGCGGGGGGATTTACATGGTGCCGAGGGGTAATGATCCACAGGGGGTGTCTACACCGGATTACCTGTTCCGAGGATCAAGGTTTGACCTAAAATCCTTGAAAAGCGGAGGGAAAAATGTATTTTATAACGTCGTTGCTAAAAAATCAGCGCAGGCCGATAACTTTATTTTTGACCTTACCGATTGCCCACTGAATGACAAGGAAATCACAAGGCAGACTGAACTTCTGTTCAGTTCCACACATACGAAATTTATTGATACCATAGTTCTTTTGAGAAATGGGGAAATCATTAAAATTCTGAAAAGAAACAAATAGAGCCGACCGCAGCCCAGCCGCCATAGGCGGGGTTCGGGGGCTACGACCAACTCTATTCTTGCTTATTATATACCACATCCACACAGAAAATGCAAGCATATTTCAGTAATTCATGGCCGACGGGCCTTAAACGGCACCCGACGGGGTGACTAATAAACGGAGGTTTCAAAATGTCTGAACCTATTACCAATCCTGCGGCGCAGGAGCCGACACCGGGCAATGGTGGCGAGTTGACCTTTACTCAGGCCGAGCTTGACGCTCTTATCAGCAAAGAAAAAGCGAGAGCGATTGCGAAGGCGACAAAGGGGATGCCCAGCGAGGAAGAACTGACTGCCTACCGAACTTGGCAAACTGGACAGGCTGGTGAGAAAGAACGCTGGGATAAGCTGACCGGCGAGCGGGACACCCTCTCCGGCAAACTGACCGCCGCAGAAAGCGAGCGGGACCAGTTGAAACGGGAACTGTACGTTCTGAAGAAGGGCCTGACCGGCGAGGAGGCGGAGTTTATCGCCTTCAAGGCTGGGAAGATGGTGGACGATAAGACCACCTTTGAGCAAGCCGTGGACGCCCTGACCGCTGACCGCAAAAAGACCACTTTTGACTGGACCGCTCCTGTGGGTGGCGGAAGCTCCAAAACAGGAGAAAACGATGTAATGAATGCCCTGATTCGGGGCGCACTGAAATGAAAGGAGAACCTAAATGGCTGTTGATATTATTGATAGAAGTAAACTTTCCGGGCTTATTCCTGAACCCGTGACCCGTGAAATTATCCAGGGAGCCGTAACGGAGTCCGCCGTGCTGCGGATGGCCAGACGGCTGCCCAACATGACCAGTAAGACCCAGACCCTTAACGTGCTGGACGCACTGCCCACCGCCTACTTTGTGAACGGCGAGGCTACGACTGGAGCGTCTGACTCCAAGGCATCCCTCAAAAAGACCACCAACATGGCGTGGGACAAGAAGAAAATCTACGCCGAGGAGATCGCTGTCATCGTCCCCATCCCAGAGGCAGTGCTGGATGACAGCAACTACGACATCTGGGGTGAAGTACGCCCCCGTCTCCAGGAAGCATTCGGTAAGGTCATCGACGCCGCTATCCTGTACGGCACGGACAAGCCCACATCCTGGCGTGAGGGCTTGGTTCCTTCGGCTACTACTGCAAACGCTGTTGTGACTGCTACCAGCGATATTTTCAAGGACATCATGGGTGAGGGCGGTGTGATCGCCAAAGTGGAGGAGAGCGGCTATATCCCCAACGGTGTGATGGCTGCTATCCAGATGCGGGCCAAGCTGCGCGGCCTGGTGGACAAGAACGGTCAGCCCATTTTCAAGACCGATATGCAGGGTGACACCCGCTATGCTCTGGATGGTATGTCCATGTACTTCCCTGTCAACGGCGCATTTGACCCGGAGGAATCTCTGGCCATTGTGGGCGACTGGAGCCAGTTGGTCTATGCCATCCGGCAGGATATGACCTTCAAGATCTTTGACAGCGGTGTGGTGCAGGACCCCACTACCGGAAACATCCTTTATAACCTGATGCAGAATGACATGGTGGCTCTCCGTGCCGTCATGCGGCTGGGCTGGGAGATCCCAAATCCCATCAACGCCTATAATGCGGGGCTGGAGAACGCCTTCCCTTTTGCTGTCTACGAGCCGGCGGGGGGTTAAGCGCGCGCCTCTCGGGGCTGACGATTGGCGCGCTGACACTAACTCCGTCGTTTGACCCAGATGCAACGGAGTATACAGCCAACACGACAAACGCCACCAACACCATCACCGCAACGCCAGAGGATGACGAGGCGACAGTAACCATCTTGAATGGCGAAACGCCCGTAAGCAATGGCGCGGCGGCTACCTG